ACAGGCAACGTTCTCACGCTTACGGCGATTGTCGCGGAGCTGACCGCCTACGAAACCGCCCTTGTCTTTGGCACGGTCGCGCTCCACTTTCGGCAGCTTCTGGTATTCCTCCACTGACTCGGTCGTGCGGATGGTCTGTTCCAGCCGGGCGCAGAGCTCGTCAAAAATGATCGATTTATTCGGCCATGTCTTGGCAAAGCAACTGTTGCCATATGCTACGGGTAAATTACGCATATTCACAACCCTCCATGAAAGCCTCCCAAGCAGATATGGGATAGCTGTTCACCGTTCCAAAGCGCTCATCGTTGGTTTCGCATTTACGAATCTGTATGGCGCGCGCGTGGCAATACGCCGAGAGTTGTTTGCCTATTAACTGGCACTGTGCCGAAGTCCAACTCTTTTTGAACATGCCGTTATATTTCGCGACAGTGTAAAACTGGATCGACTCATTCAGCGCGATTTCAAGTGTTTCCTTTTCCTCCAGCAAACCGAAGATGCGACGTTCCGCCTCAATTGCGCGCCGGTGCGCGATCTGCAGCGCGCGCTCCATGATTTTGTCGGGTGAGTTCCAAGCTTCCTCGCAGCTGATGAAATACTCGCGGCACTCTTTGCCCTTGACGGTGCGTTGGAGCATGCAGAGCTCCTTCGCCATCGGGATGGTGATCGCGTGGTCGGCTCCCGGACGGCCGCCTGAACTTTTACTCAAAATTGAGCAAAAGTCTTTTCCCTCTTGAAAGCCATATTCACACATCCGAAGGAACCAATCGTTGTAGCGCGTCTCTATTTCGAGCAAAGCGTGGAGCTCCCGGCCGCTGACGGTAGGTTTCTCGCTTTCATATTGGATGGGGATCAGTTCATTCATTTACCTTGTACCTCCTCGCATTTTGAGTTGAAGCGACGAATTCGCATGCCGCGCTTCTCGGCTTTTTCGATTTCCTTTGCCATACCGGCAGAGACCTTTTCACCGAAAACCCACACTTCAGCGCATTTGCTCATGATGACAGTGCCGAAGAAAAGTCCCAACTCACGCTCTTTAGGGTCGGTGTCGTTCAGGAACTGTGGAAACAGCAGATGCGGCGCGATTGGGATGAATCCCCTGTCCATCGCAAACCGGCAGTAACCTTGCGCGGCTTTTACGTTTTTCTCGATGTCCCCCGCATAGGGAGAACAGATGAATACAATCGGCCGGAAGGCACGAAGCGCATCTTCTTCTTTTTCAATAAGCGATAAAGCCTCATATGCAGTCGGGTCATAGTAGCCCTCGCCATTACGGATATCTATGCTCATTTAGGAGCCCCCTTTCTGGACAGGTTGCAACACCCACCTCTACTATTCACTGGAGGCTGCAACCTTGTTTTGACGAAATGCATCAATCTTTTCTATAAAAATCCGCCTCGTAACCATCGGCGCGCAGCAGCAGGCCCTTAGCCCAAGGTGGCGTCCTGCCCATTTGGTCGCAGACAGCCTGCAGCGAAATGTCCGGATCGGATTCGATGATGACCTCATCGTGGACGTGCATGACGATGGCATATTCTCGCAGCGTTTGCATGGCGTAGCACAGAATGTCACGCGCGGTGGCCTGCACAATGTTCTCTACGAATTTCGGGCCGTAGCTATCCAATCGCTCCCATTTCTTCGTGCTACCGACACCTTCATAAGTGATGCACTTCCCACCGAACTTGTTTTCACCGATGCGCGGTTTGACGTAAGTAAGCTTCCGGCCGGAGGGAAGCGTGATGAACAGCATCCCGCTCTGACAGGAAAATACGATGCCGTGCGTCGTGTTGGTGTGCTTATTGCGAACGGCCTCCATTGCGGCGCGATCTACATCCCACCAGAGTTTCACGATCTTGGGATTGGACTGCCGCCATGCGTCGACCAGCGGCGAGAGTTCCTCTTCCATAAGGCCCATGTCCAGCGCACCCATCGCTTTCAACGCGCCGACCGATCCGCCATATCCAAGCGCCAATTCCGCAATTTTGCCTTTTTGCCTCAGGTGACCGTTGACACCGTTCTTCTCAACCGGAACTCTGAACATCTGTGATGCGGAAGCGCAGTAGATGTCATCGCCTTTGGCAAAGACCTCCTGCCGCCACTGCTCACCGGCGAGCCAAGCAATGACACGGGCTTCGATCGCCGAGAAGTCAGCGACAATCAACTTGGCACCCGCCCTTGGAACAAAAGCAGTGCGAATCAGCTGGGACAGTGTGTCCGGAACATCCTCGTAAAGCATCTTTACCGCGTCAAAGTCACCATTACGGACGAGTGCGCGGGCTTGCTTTAGATCTTCCAGAGAATGTTGAGGCAGATTTTGCATTTGAATGAGTCTGCCTGCCCAGCGTCCGGTCCGATTCGCTCCGAAGAATTGGAACATTCCGCGCGCGCGACCATCGGCGCATACCGCGGTATCCATTGCCTGGTACTTTTTGACGGAGGACCTGGCCAGCTGTTGCCGAAGCGCAAGCGCGTCGCCGAGCGGTTCCGGCGCTGTTTTCAAAAGATCCACGACCGCTTTTTTGCCGAGCGTATCCGTTTCCAACCCGTTATCCGCAAGCCATAGCTTCATCTGCTGCACCGAATTCGGGTTATCCAGTTCCGTTATCTCTTTCATAGCGGCGATTAGTTCCAAACGAGATCGGTTATCCATTTGAATGGCCTGTCTGACCAGCGTCATATCCATCGCAACGCCGCGGTCGTTTATTTCCTGATCGTGGTGGTATTCGTCCCAGATGCTAACCAGTACCGGAAACTTAGCGAGTCTCTCCTGAATGGACAGCTCCGTTTCCACATCGCGGATGTTATAACGCTTGAACGCGGCCCATTTTTCCGGAGCGTGCATGGGCAGGTTGCGTGCTCGTTCGCCGTTTGATTTCGTCGGCGCGCAAGGCTGGCAGAAATACTTGATGAGCTCTTTGCCTTCGGTCAGCTTCTGTTTTTCGAGGCCGAGCACGACACCGACGCCCTCGAGAGAAAGCGGCAGGCCCATTGTAGCGGCCCAGACCATGGAGCATTTCCACTCTGTTGGGTCGAGGTATTCGCCGGTGGGCATCCCAAGGAACCGGGAAAGACAGATGCGTTCGAAATTTGCATTGAAAGCCCACTTCGTTACGGTCTCGTCCGTGAGCGCATCTCTGATCTCATCCGGCAACTTTTCTCCGCATGCAAGGTCGACCACCTGCACTTCTGCGCCGTCTATGCTGTACCCGAGCAACAAAATCTCGAAATCCGGTTCTTCCGCGTATTTGTAGACACCGCATTTGCCCAACGGGGCACTGCTGAACGTTTCAATATCGATAGAAAGAGTTTTCATTGCTGGTTATCCTTTATGTGGGGCAGGCGGCAAAGAAGCTCCTTGCCGCCAACCCCAGATTCTTATTTGTACTCTTGCATGCGTTTCTCGTGATACTCTTTATCACGGGCATCCCGTTCTGCATCTCGTTTCGCCGACTTGCGACAATAAACGATGCTCTGAACCATTGAGACAATGAGGGATACGCTGAAAACCGCATACAGTCCCAGAAGGATGTTCACCAAGGTGATTGACATGTTTTCTACCATCCTTTCTTAAGACAGGAAGTCCGCGTCTTCATCGGTTGTGAAATCGGACTCAGCGCTGTTCTTGCCACCGAGCGGCTCACCGTCGCGCATCTTCTGCAGATTGTTCAAACCGCAGGCAATGCCCTTGTTCCCGTTGCTGTTAAAGGCATAAAAGCTGATGCTGGCCCTGCCATATACGCCGCTGTACACCTCGGAGCGGGTAAGGATGGGATTGCGGTCTGCGTCCACGATGCCAGGAGCGCTCGTTGCGTTTGCGTTGATGAAGTAGGCGTTGACATACGCAGGATCGTCCGGGCGCTCGATGTCACCATCGCGCAGCGGCGTTTTGATCGCTGCAAAAGCCGGTACGGATTTGCCGTTTCCTTTCAACTTGGCTTCACCCTCGATGTAAGCGGCTTCAATAGCGGCTTTCACTTTTGCGACGGTCTTGGTGTCTGACTTAGGAATGATGAGGCTAACCGAGAATTTCGGCGTGCCGCCGTTGATGCTTTTTGCTTCCCAGATGTTGGCGTAGGACCAGCGGGTATCGGGGCCGGTGATAACCTTCATGGGATTGTTGACCTTGTTCGTGTTGTTAGACATCTGATTGTCCTCCTAAATTTTCTTTAAAATCGGCTGCTGCCGTAGACATCGCCGGTCGTTTATCGCTCTCCGGCACAAGCGTGGGTTTGCCTTGCGGCTTATCAATGTAAGCGCTCAGAAGTTCATCGAACCGAGTCTTGCCGAGCAGCTTTTGCATGGCGGTGACGCCAAGCACCTTACGTTCATATGGGTCGAAGCCCACATTCTCAACCACGCTGGCGACAGCCGTGTCATTGATGTACTTTCTATTGGAGCGGCCTTCAACCAGCTTCCAGCCCGACCATTCCTTGCCGCAGATTGCCTGTTGCAGAGCATATTCCTTGATGTCCGATGCCCATGCGACGAGGTCGTCGACCTTGACAAGAATATCTTCGATATCCTCATCCGAGAGGAGCGGCGGGAGCTCGAACTCATACCGGGCAAGAGAGAGGTTTGCCTCAGCACGCGCGCGGCACTCGTTCTTCGCCTTGCAAAATCCGCACCACTCGCCGCAGAGGAAATTCCCGTTGCCGGCAAACGCGAGCTCGGCCGTGGGCTTGAGTACTTCTTCCGCCCACTTGAACAGGTCCTCTTTGGAAAGTTCATAGGTGCTGACATTGTCCCGTCGCGGCTGGTAGATGGTCATGATGACGGTTTCGATATCGTAGATGTTGTCAAAAAGCTCCAGCGCCCCAAGTGCATAGCACATCAGCTGCGGATTTTCTTCCGCCCGAACGAGCACGCCTAGCCCATGCTTGTAATCGCAGATCTCGAGCTTGCCGTCCGCGATGATGAGCGCGTCCGCCGTTCCAAAGCCACTCTCCACCCAGCGGGAAAAGTCGACTCGTTGCTCGATGAGTACGATCGGATCGGCGCAGGCCTGCTTGGCAGCTTCAATCCGTTCGAGAACATAGGCGACGTATCCGGTGGCGCAATCGTTCATCTCCTCGTTGTACCAGGTGAGATGATCGGTGGGATCCTCTGCTGTCAAGCCCAGCGCACGGCGGAGTTTGTACTCGCAAAGCGCATGGGCGTCGGTGCCTTCGGCGGCGTAATTGCTGCATTTGTCCGCATATCTTTCGCTTAACCGAGCAGACGGTGGGCAGTGCAGCCAACGATCTGAACTTGATGCAGAGAGTATCGCGTGTCCATTAGGTGGCATCTCCCAGCACCTCCGCATCTGCAAGCAGCGCTGCGTAGTTCGTCGGGTCAAGCTGCGATAGCCTGTCAGCTCCGTACTTTTGAAGTAGCGAGTGGATCTGGGCGGTGTACCCGTTGCGGGACTTTTCCGCGAGAACGGCCCTTACCTCCTCCAGTTTCATGGTGGGTTTGACCTTAGGTGCCTCTTCGGCAAACGCTTCATTGCCGAACACCCTGACCATCCGGTTTGCTACTTCGTTAATAGCCCCAACGGCGCTGCGCAACTCTTCGATCGTGAGAGCCATATCGTTCGTTTTGTCCATTAGCTTTTCCTCCTTCCCTGTGTTGACTTTGATTCGCAAGGATCATGAGCTTCCTTGCAAGACGATTGGATACGACGCTGATCGCGATAAGAACATCAATGAGTTCCTCGTCTGCCGCGCGGATCCGGGTGTGGGATTCGTACATCTCGTTCACCTCCTTTGAAGGAGCCGTGTGCTTTTGCTCTTTCTAATACCCAATGGAGGTGAGGAGGTCGTTTTGACGAAAGAAAACGAAAATTGCTAAAAAATATTTCCGGCCGTTTTAAAGCGACCGGAGATTACGATTTAGAAGAGATCTGGATGCTCGCGCTTGATGACTTCTGCGACCTTTTTGATTCGTGAGAGGAAAGTTGTTCGAGGAATACCGATCACATCGGCGATTTCGGTGTCGGTCAACCCTTCAAGGCGGAGTTCGCCAATGCGGCGAGCCTCCGGCATGATCTCGCCAAGGCGCCTGATCAGCTCCGTCAGCATGATCTGATCAGTGACGACATCTTCGACGCCGGCAGATCCAGCTGCCAGCTTGTCAAACAGGGAGAATTCGTCACCACCTTCATTCGAATAAGTAAGATCGAGAGATAGGTTGTCTCCGGCGGCGCAGAATTGGCACGCAAGGCAGTCTCCATCACAGAGCCATATTTTGGATTTTGGGCACATACACTGGCGATGCGCCTGTGCGCGTTTTCGTGTTGCCCAGATGTCGCGGTAGTAGGCGTAGTACTGCGCCTCGGTGACTTCGACCCATTGCTTTTCGTGGGGCAGGTAGATCTTGTACTCTCGAGTTTCCTGTTGATTTTCGCGGTTAGTCATATAAAAAGCCCCCCTCAGGCCTACGCCGATGAGGATGGCTACAAAAAACTGCATAACCCGGTCAGGGAAAGAGAGGTAGCAGCTTAATGGAGATTCTCCACTTCGGCTGCGGCCTCGCTTCCCGGCGTTTGGTCGCATATTCAGTTCTAATATTCACACGGCACCGGGAAACCCTGCGCAGGCGGCTACCGTGTGTTGGTGTGAGGTTTTCAACTCACAGTCACATCTTATGACTGAAATCCAATTCATAACAGGAAGTCGGACTTCCGGTTAAGTCCAAAAAATGGCAAAAAAATAAGGCCCCTTCATCATGACAGAGGCCTGTCATTTACAGGGACCTTGGTATTACTGCGTTTTTTAACCGGAAGTCGTACTTACGGTGTTTTTGTTAAAAGTTCATTTTTTCCTGTTGCTGGGAAGTCGTTGAGGTATATCAGCTTCTCTTAGCTTCTCATTCCACATTTCAATGTTTTCCATATGATGATTGTTTATTAGGTATTGGTATATGAGATTAGCCGGCGCTGGTATAAAGATATTATGACCGGCTTTGTCAACAAGGTCATATGCGAGGCTTGGATGCAGGTTCAGCCCGATGCATAACGCAAGCACTGACGGCAGTTCCGGCTTTGCTTCGTGGTTGTTCCGATATTCACGGATTGTCTTTTCAGAAATATCTGTGCGCTCCTCCATATCTTCGTTCGTATATCCGCGACGCTGGATGTGTGCGCTTAAAGCTCCGGCAAATGAAGATGGCAAATCAACCAAAATATTCTTTATGCGTTCGGCCTCTTCCTTGATGCTGGCCATTCCTGCAGCCCGCCTTTTTACATCCTCATTTTGTTCTGAGTGAACGTCACACGTTGCCTCAACAAAACACTTGGAATCGACATCGCGGCAAAGAAAGCAACGTCTGTAGTAGGAATCGTCGTAGTGCCTGCTAACACGGTTTTTTCGTTCAAAGACCAAACAGCACTCGTCAACATGATCCATAGCATAATCCGTGAGCGCGAAGACGCTTTTATCGGTTATCTGAACATATTTCGGATCATTAATAACAAACATCCCACTGGCATAAATAATAAGACCCTCCCTTACGGCAGCTGCCAAGTCAGGGTTGATCGCAGATTCGAAGATGGCGTTGTTTTTGTCGACAATAAAGGTCTGATCTTTTTTGAGAGTTCCTTTCTTAAAGGAGAACGGCTGATAATACTGTCCTTCAACATAATTGAAAGTGCCTGCAGCCTGATCAAATCCGAGTTCAATAGCTCGCAGCTTTGCAGAAAACGTGGAAACCTGAAAAAAGTCAGCCAATTCGCTTATCGCAAGTTGCATTAACTCGCCGCTGCGAGTGCTGGGAAATGCGCGAGATAGACTGTCGAGAATAAGGTTCAGCTTGCTCCAGGTCGTCTTGGCGGGCATGAGAATTTTCGGTGCTAGCGCGTTTGCCTGCCACTCCATCCAATCGAGCTCGCTCACAATAGGATCGGATTTCCCTTGATAATCTTCCACGACTGCGCAAGATATTGTGTGATATTCAGGATTGAGAAGCTGCTGCAACTCGAAGAATTTAAAATGTTTATCCCAATGTACGCACTCGTGGATAATTGTATTGTTCAGAGAACCGATGTTGCGCATGAAAAATACGTCAGGATCAACGAGAATTGTGCCCCCCTCGATTCTTTCTTCAACGACATCATGCGAATGATTATAAATTTCGACGTCGGCGTTCGCAAAATAGGTTCTTCCAAATATTCCATCAGGAAGGGGCGCCTGATATAACGTTAAGCCCATAGCCTCAAGAATCTCATTAATTGGAAGCGGCATTGGCTTCTCCAGTGAGCGAGGACAATATTTATTCAGGAAAGACTCAGCGTGCGCATCCAAATCCCTTGCGAACATGTAGGGGACTAAGTACCTCGTCAGCGCATCTTCAGCATTGAAGCGCTCCTTTGTGTAATCACTGACATCAGTTATTGTCACCTTGCTTAACCCGCCACGTAATAGTCCGGTGAAAGAAACTGAAAACCAGCTGCTAATATTATCTTTGTCGTAATCGCGTCTACCCTTGCCCGAAATAGTAATGTCAGCCTGAATTACCGCATGAAAGTTAATTGTGTCATCTTCCGTGTTGCGGAAAGAAACCCCCATTATATGGAAGTCCTCAAGGGCTGTATAGTTTGGATCGGGCACCGTGTAAGACGATAGATTTAACCTCGTCCGATTCTGATAAATGTAAGATTTCAGGGTCCCGAAGATTTCGTTGTAATACTTATTCTGAAGATACTTCTCGAACGAGTTTGTGCTCTTTGCCAGTTTTATCCCCTCCTGTTTGCGTGCGGCAGCCAACAT